TATTATACAGCCGCAGAAATCGCCCACATGCTAGAAGAACAAATAGTGGAAATCGCACCCCTAGCATTCTGTCGAGGTCGAAACTTCAAGGACAGCTGGATTATATTAGATGAAGCTCAAAATGCAACCCCAGGGCAACTCAAAATGATTATGACCCGAATCGGCGTTAACAGTAAGATTGTAATTACTGGAGACATAGAGCAAGCCGATAGAAAAACAGCCGACAATGGGCTACTAGACCTACAAAATCGATTGAGGAAGGGGGTGATTCCTGGATTGCAATTATGTAACTTTGAACTGAAAGACGTTCAACGTCATAGAATAATTGAACACGTACTTAGATTGTACGGTTAATAAAAAAGGGGCTTTCGCCCCTTTTTATTCGTCTTGCATTTTCTCTAGCTCATCAATATAGTCTGGATAGACTTGTTTATAATGTGCCGAGATAATGTCCCACTCAGTTGGTACAACCATACCCTGAATCACGCTCTTTACGACAGTTTTTTCCTTAAAGTCTAAGATGATATTAGCAGTAGTAATATCACGCTCTTTCAAACTTTTTGCAATCTCAACTTGCTCGTCAACTTTGCCATCAGGCTTTCTCAGGTACGTAACTATAAAATATCTCATATTGTTCCTTAACTTGTTAATTCTACTAGAGTAGCTGCTAGACTGATTTCAGGAATTCCCACCAGACTTAGATTAGCTAATCCGTTGCGAATGAAGATGATACTAGCATCACGCTTTTCATTCGTGTTCCCCCACAATGGGAGATTATTATACATCCAGCGATAGATATCTTCCAGTCTTGATGGATTCAGGCTGAGATACTGAAGCAATTGCTGACGACCTTCAGCTACCTTACCTGATTTGAACAACTGTGTTGCATCAAACAATAATTCGTCTTCCCCGCTACCAGTAGAGATAGGTGGCAACAATGTTCCTGTGCTACTGTTTACTTGCAATTGATTCAAACACTTGCGCAAGTCAGGATACGTGATTGTTACATAGCTATCAAGTACATCTAAATCAAAATTAATGTCTTCTGTGACTAATACTGTTGCAGCACGAGCCGTAAAGTCGTTTTTGTCTGTCTTCGTGATGCGAAACTCATGGCATCTGCTCTTAAGTGCAGGGATAATACGATGTTCGTAGTTACACGTAAGAATAAACCGTGCAGTCATGTGATATGCTTCCATATCATTACGCAATGCAGCTTGACCAGCTGGTGTCAAGTAGTCTGCTTCGTCTAGCAATACGACTTTGAACTTACCAAAGGGCATTGTTTGTACGAATCCAACAATCTTGTTACGTACAACGTCAACGGAGTTCTCACGACTTGCGTTAATTTCTAGCACGTCATACTCATTGACACCTAGCTCGTTAATCAAAACCTTAGCTAGTGTTGTCTTACCTGTGCCTGGATCACCACTCAATAGTAAGTGAGGGATTGATTCATTCTTGATCCAGCCCGCAACTTGTTCACGTTGACGGTCATCTACGAACACGTAGTCCTCAGTTGTTGTCGGTCTGTAGGCTTCAACCCATAATTTACTTTTCATATATAATTTCTTTTCCGTTCAATACTAAAATAACACTAAATCCTTGCATAACGCATTCATTCAATTTAGCTTTGTTCTTATTCTCAAGATCCATATCTTCTCCGTGTTTGTTCCAAGTCCATTCAGATTTTATCTCATAAATCGTATTATCTACTAAAAAATCACTAATGTAAAGTCGTTTGGTGCTATCAGTTGGATCAATATACCAAATTGACGGACCTCGTGAAACATTATATCTTATCCAATCAATACCATTCTTATCTTCAAGGTTCTCTAAAAAATTATACTCATGCGTGCCTTGATAGTTTAAATTCGTGTCCTTATAAGGTAAAAGAGGGCACTGTACATTATTCTGCCAGGGGTGCTCGGCCCAATGTTCTTTCATTTTTTCTGCTAATCGTTGATAATGCCCTGACGCAACCCTAGTCGCACCTCCCTTAACCTGAGATGATTTAGTGATTCCTAATCTAGTCCGTGTAGCTAAAGACTTTGAAGCAGTTTCTTTGTGGTCAGTGCGGGCAGAGAACTGTTTTCTTTTACCTTGACATGAATTTTGATGGGCTGAACAACAATATCTACCGTTAGAGAACTTGAATTTAGCTACAGTGTTACATCCGTAGAAACAAAATTCAGTAGTGATTGTTGATTCAGCTTTTGGTCTGGGTGATTTCATAAGTATACTCCTGTATACTTATTTATGCATAGAGATCACTTTTCTACCCAGAGACTATTTTTCATTTTTTCAACATTTCGTAAGTGATAACATGTGCAATGCTTTGACCTAGGTCTTGATCGCTAGTGATAATATGCAGTGTTTTAGTGCTATGGTCAGTACGTTCATCGTAGCAACTATATTCCATAATATGTCCACCAACTGCATTGTAGATTGTGAAGTTCATACCATTCTGCTCAAGCCTTCTACTGCGGGAGAGGCCGATAGTATTACTCAGCTTCATTGATTCTTCCTGCGGCGATGCTTGATTACGTGCTTCATTCCACGCTTGCTCTACCTTCTTATTAAACCACTTGTTGATCCATTTAAACATTTAAACGCCTTTTTCACCTATTGTTAAATCATTGACGGGTTCGTCTGATATCAGTAGTATATCATCAGGATCCACTCTGCGCAACGTGTGTTTACCCGTTTCGTCTTCAATATCAACACCGCGCGTCCATCTTCCGTGTGTAATGTAAATCCATTTGCCCACTTCAATGTCATTGATAGCGTTGAAGTCTGGTCCAAGTGCATAGACTTGTGCCCAACGAGGTCTGATACCATGACTTTTCATGTCATCATTCAATAACACAATACCACTCTTAGTGAACCGTTCAGTGAATTCCATACCACTAACGATAACGTGCTGCCCAATTGGCTTGAAAGATGCTTTAGTAATTTTGTGCGGCTCAAAGGCTGCTTTCAATACAATGTCGCTCACTTTTTTGGTGCTTTCTTTGTTACCATTTCAGCTTCTTCGTCATCTTGATTAAACATCTCTTGTTCTGCGGCAGATAGTTCAACTGGTTCATCAGCAACTAATGCATTCATTGCAGGAGCATGAACCGGAGCTGTTCCAGGAGTAAGGTGATCTGCTACTGAATTATTGTACGTAGCTTTAACTCGTTTGGTATTATCTTGAATGACTCGATTATTACTATCAACAATATCTCCACGAGCGTTGACGTTCATGTTACCTACTGCTCTTGTTTTTTCGTGCTGTGATGATAATGAGGACATGTCTACTGACTTGCCCATTGCTGTTCTGTGAATTGCCATATGTTTCTCCTATTTTAAAAACTCATCTATCGATATATCGTAATGCAAGCTATTTATTCTGTGAATCCCGATCAAATACAGAACATAGCTAGCTACACTGCTTCCCCTACCTACTCCCCATATGACATTATGTTTGCGCATAGTGTCAACTAGGTACTTACAGTATCTAAGTAAAGGGAACATTTCTCTTTCTTGAAACTTGATTAATTCTTCGCCAACTCGTTGTAACTCACTATCTGTCTTACAACAATCCAATACTAGTTTAGCAATGTCTAATGACTTGTATTCATCGGGCATGTACCAATTGTCTTGTGATAGATTATCGAATTCAGCTAGTGTCAGTGTTTCTTGCACATAGTTGACTAGATGCGGTAAGTTGGTTAGTTCTAATCCAGAAGCAAACTGTATGTCGGCAGTAACCAATGCGTGGTTGATTACTTTATCAGGATCAGACAAGTAGATTTGGCATAAATCTGCCTCATCTAATAGTTGACGTCCGTACATATCTGTTTTCATACGCTATGATAACACAGCGATAGCAAAAATGCAAGACTTATTTGCCCGTTTAGGGCTTGTTGTTATTGATTTGAATGTTGTTTTGGATGTTTTGTTTCTTATACATTTCATCCATACGCTTTGCGTACTCAGCTTTGTACCCTTCAAGAACCATGAATATTTGGTTAATCATAAAGGGCTGGTTCATGCGATGGGCAAAGGTTAGTTTGCCGGTTAGATCATTCATTGCAGTTTGTAGTTCTTCTACTGATTTCTCAGAGATATCGGGCATGAAAGGATGTTCCATAATTAAGGCGCCGCGTAAAGTGCTACATAGCCCCAAATGTATGAACTGCCATCGTAGCTTCCGACACATACATACAGATTCGCGCCGTCTGTGCAAATACCACCGGCGCTGTCACCGGGGGCCCCACGGCCGGCTGGCTGACGTAAATCAATTCTACTAGCAACTTGATTTCTGTTCAATGGGTAGATATCAAGTGTTGTGCCACAATTGATAGTAGCAAGTTTATACTGTAATTCACCTACTCCTGCAGGCGCGGTCACTTGATTAGAGTACGTGGTGTTGATATCTGGATAACCATTTGAACCGTAATTTTCTAGGATTCGTGCAGTAGTAGTCATCCCTTGGGTTAGAATCCCACCTGCATTAAATGTACTATCAGGGAAGAATACAGTAGCACTAGCATTCGCTACAGTGAGTCTTAGTTCTAAATTACTCTGAGTACCGGTCTTACCCCAGCCACCGAAGCTGATAGTAGTATCTTTGTCAATAGTACCGTATTGTACATCACCTTTACTTACATCAATGAACAATGAAGATGGAATACTAGTACCCAAATTATGAGTAGTAGCTGTAAAACTTCTGACTAGTGCATTACTAATCAATGTCCCGTTCATGTCATTATTGAGAGTGATACCAGTTAACCCAGACTTAACAATAACTTTGTTTTGTAAGTCAGTTATCTCTACTTTTGCAGTATCGATATTGGTTTTGATGTTAGTGAAGTTATCTCTAAAACCCTGAGTACTATTATTGACTCCAGGGGTAGGGTAGCTTACGTTAAGACTGTTTGTGTTGATTGCGCTCATATTTGTTATTCCGTATTGTATTTATTACTGTATATCTTTAGGTAAAATAGTTTTTCTAGGAAAAATTACACTAAAATCATACTTGTCAATTGGGTCAGGTACCGGTGTAGAACTAGGTAATCCAGTCCAAGCGGGCACGGCTAAATTCGTGTTCCAATTATAAGTAGAGCTTTTGTCTACATGATATCTGTCAACGGTAAAGTCAATCTCGTTTAATTTATGTGGCCACTGAGTGTCAATCAAATCCTTTACTAACGCTGCTTTACCAGGCTTAGTATAACAAATAACCCAAGCCTGAACAAATCCTAAGGTATTGCTATTTGCTTGTTGCGTAGTCATCCATTTTGGCAATAGTCTACTATCAGTGTTTTGAGTTAATACACTAGTGACTTCATTGCGCATATTCTCTAAACTAGCTGGATACAAATATTTAACTTTACCGGGACTACTATTAGATAGCAAGCTAGTATTGACTGTAATGTTTGAATTGTTAATCGTATATGCATTTAGACGCAAGTTAATATCTCTATCCCATTCAATTTCCCCACTAATACTAACTCCATCGAGATTAGTCAACTCATCTACGATTCTACAATATACCACTTCATATAATACATGCCCGTTGTTATCTGTTGCTATTGCCGTTTCTATCTGACCTAATGTTATTCTTCTCCAATAGTGATTCTGCTGAACGGCTGCAATATATTCAGGTAACGTACTTACTTTTACTCCGTAAGCGTGTACGATTTTAATATCAGTCGCTTTACCATAGTACAAGTCATCCGGTCTGTATATGTATTCTTCTGGTATCAGAGAGTCATCTGTTAGTAGATTTTTAATTAGTTTTTTACCAGCAATGCTGGGAGCAGCCTTCAAGTAAATAGATTCGAAGGGAGTTGCGTAATATTGCTCAACTTGCAATGTAAATTCTTTCTGCTTTTTAAACACAGGATAATTAGGACTATATGCTTCTACTATAAAATTATACTTAGTTACTTCACCCTCAGCTAGTACTCTATCTAATGGTTGTTCGGCTACTTTGCCGATTATCTCACCGATCGAATCTAGTTCTAAATTGTGTGGCAGCTCACCTGATATAATTCGATATTGTAATGGTAAGGTGGAGGTTGCTTTGATACTCAATGCATTAGAAGTACCATTTAAGATAGTGCCCAAATCACTAGTAGTTATCCAGGTAATGTCTTCGGTAATCTCATTCGCTACAGTTAGGTAGAATATCTCATGGCTTGATACAATCGATGTAGCTCTCTTTTTAGCAATGCTTACATTTATTTCGTATCGGCTTATACCTTTACCAGTCATGATAGGTATACCGGTTATCCAACCGGTGGTCGAATTACCTACTAGTCCAGGAGGCATGCCGCCGAATTGATACACAATGTCGTTCTTATCAAAATCATTACCTAAGATTTTAAAAGAGAAGTATTCATTGGCTCGAATTGTAGGTATAGTTCTACCATCTAATAGATAGTAATCGTAATATGGATCTGCATTCAGAATAGGTTCACTCAATGGTTTCCTATTCAACATAACAGGTATTCTAATGTTGGGTGGCTGATTCGTTTGTTGATTACGAACTGTAATAGAATACATCTTCAAATCATTACCTAAATTACTTTTGAGTTGTACTGAAAAGCTATAAGTCCTACTAGTAGGACTATTGTCGGGTAACTTAGGCATATCAGGATACCCCTTAATTACTCCGCTAGTAGATAAGTACAAGCCAGGAGGTAATGATCCTGAAGACACTTTCATTTCAATCAAATTGTTGGATATTTTGTTAGTGAATCGCAGCGCATAATTTACATAAACGCTATCAGTGATGCTTAAAATTTGCCCACTAGGAGTAGTTAGTTTCGGGCCGTTTGTTCCTGCTACTACTATTGAAAACGTTCTATCTCTTATATTATTCATGTTATCCGTTGCACGTACAGTGAACATGGTAACAGTTTCAGTTGACACGTTATTAGGAGTGCCAGTTAATAGTCCATTTTGGTCAAGCACCGTACCGGGCGGTAATATACCGGATAGGAGTTTATAGAAAACTTGATTTGAAGGGAACAATGGCACTGCTTGCATCTGTATAGATAACAATTCGCCTGCAGGATATGTACCTAAATTTCCTGCACTAGTCTTCCATTCCGGCTGTGCCATATTAATGTCCTTGCAACAAATCTAGTGCGATATGATAGTGGTGCTTTCTGTCTTCTAAACCAATAGTGCCACCATTAATGCGTTTAGTTAGTGTAACAAAATCATCACTGTCACAATATTGATTCAAGTTATTATTGTCCCAGAACCAGCCTGCACTACTAACTGCACCAGCCGGAGTTTCCAAGTACGCAACTGTTTCTTCTATACTGATACCAAGATCGGCTGCAAATTTTGTATAGTTTGCACGACCAGTTAATTGAATCAACCCGCGCCCACAGAAACGATATCCATCACCACTTGCTTCGTCACCATTAGCCATACGATTAGCATACACTTTGTTTGCAATCTTTTCAGGTTTGCGTTCGTACTCTTTTGCTAGAGCTTCATTAGGAAAGTATTTTTTAAATGTTCCCATCAAACCTTTTGCACTATAATTTAAGTTCTCTTTTACAAAATTAAAACCACCCGATTCATGTGCAACTTGGGCTAAGAACCCAGCAGCACGATGCATATTGTCATACATATCATAATACTCTGCAACTTCGTGCAAAGGTTCTGCGTATGTCTGTAATACGTTTAATTTTGTCTTTGGGCATAGAGCCTGTAAAATTTCTACTGTAATCATTATATTTCCTTTTTATCCGTATACCGCTGTTAGCGAGTACCATTGTGTTGCTGAAGTTGCAACAAATGTCAATTTTGCACCTGCGCCTAAACTGAATGCAACGTTCAATGCAAGACCGTCGATCTTTCCAGTATCGTTAGGGTAGACTTTAATTGTAGCAGCGGTAGTGTTGATAATAATACAATTAACACCCGCCGCTGTAGCTGGCAATTTTATACCATCGCTTGTATTAGCAGTTGCGCCGCTAATAACGTTTACTGTTTTAGTTAATATGACAGCGGTTGCTTGGGTTGTGCCTGTCGCTGCAATACCAGTACCAATACTATGCAGTAAGAAACCGCTTGTTGTTATGTTAGTGCCACTAATAGTTGACCCACTGATAGCTCCACCACTAAATGCGCCTGACACACTTAATGAAGTTAATGTACCTACTGAAGTTATGGCTGTTTGCGCTGCACCAGATACTGTGCCAGCAGATGTTGCTGTAGCTACAGTACCACTTACATTAGCACCTGATACTGCATATGCGGTCAATGCTGCTCCTACATTACCTACTACATTACCGCCGCCGACACTATATGCTTCTAATGCAGCGTTTACGTTGCCGGAAACGTTACCACCAGCTATTGCATATGCTAATGTCGCATAAGCTGCTAAGTTTGCGCTAGTTGAATAATTAGAGTTGGCAGAGTAGTTAGCGTTTGCAACAGTACCTGTAATGTTCGCACCGGTAATATTCGTAAGTGATGAACCATTACCACTGAAGTTACCCGACAATGTAGTTGCAGTTAGATTGAGCACTGACACGTTACCAGTGAATACACCAGCAACAGCACCAATGTTACCTACGTTAGCATTACCAACGACTGATAGTACTCCGCTAGCAACTAAATTAGCTCCAGATACGTTACCGGACACAGTAACTACATTACCTGATAGTGTTTTTGCAGTAATGTTACCTACACTTGCATTTCCTGCGACTGTTAGTAACCCGTTAGTTACTAAGTTTCCACCAGTCACGTTACCAGTAGCAAACATAAGACCAGAAGATTTCAATACACCTGCTTCAACATTACCACTAATGAATACGTGAGGTGCACCCAAGTTACCAGAGAAGTTAGCTTCTGTGGCGTCAAGTCTTCCGCCAAAGTTAGCTGCGCCCACTGTAGTAATAGTGCCGTCTGCCAGTACAACGTTGGCTACGTTAGCACTAGTACCGGTAAACGTGAACAGTGTGTTTGCAGTAATGTTCTTTACATTTAATGTACCTTCTGCGTTAATATTACCAGACGCAAAAATATGAGTAACACTATTCAAACTACCTAAAATATCAGTATTTCCGCCAACCTTCAATCTACCATCAAACAATCCAGAGCCTGCACTCGTAATCAATGGGCGTACTGTCATAGTGGCCGAAGCAAATCCAATAGTACCTGTCGGAGCTGCAGGAACAACAAACGTCAACGTAGTAGCTGAAGGTACTGTTGCAACTAAGAATACACCATTTGGTGCGTTTGCGGTTGCAGTCGATAATGCAATTACAATTTCATTACCTATTGCTAATTTATGAGCAGCAGTAGTTGTCACGGTAACAGTAACTGATGCGTAAGTAATGCTAGTTATTGCAATAGTTGATGCAGCCGGGAATGATAAATTACCTACGTTAGCTATGCCATTAACTTTCATCGCACCGGATATGTTAGCATTACCAGTAGCTACAATCGTTACCATGCCAATGTTACCTACGTTAGCATTACCTGTTACGTTCAGATTACCGAGTGAAGATAAATTACCGTGAGTAGACGTACCGACCACTTTTAAGTTAGCACCAATATTTGCAGTAGCAGCGTTTAATGTTCCAGTAACATTACTATTCAGTGACGAGATTAATCCTGTGCTGGTAACGATATTGCCACCGGCGGTAATGTGTGTTACACTATCAATATTACCACTTAGGTTAGCACTAATCATTGTAACCAATGATCCAGTAAATGCTGCATCACCGCTAGCTGAGAAGTTTGCAGTTGCTAATCCACCTGTGATACTAGAATTCAATGCTTGTAATAAACCAGAATTAGCATATAAGCTACCTGTAGTTGCTAAATTACCTGTATTAACTGTGCTCAAGTTAGCTACAACAGCCGACAATGTACCAGAAGCACTAATATTACCAGAAGCAACTAAGTGAGTTGTGCCCACATTACCTACACTTGCATTTCCTGTTACACTAAGACCTCCACCAAATGCACCTGATCCCGAACTAGATAAAATAGGTTTGATAACGATAGTAGTTGTCGATCCTACTCCAACAGTTCCCGATGGGGTGTTAGTTGGTGCAGTAGCAGCGATATATTCAAACTTAACAGTATCAATAATAGCACTGACAGTGTAAGTACCATTAGGTGCATTACTAGTAGCAGTTGTGCTAGTAATTGTTACTTGCGCACCTACAACCCCCATACCGTGAGGATTGACTGTAGTAACACGAATGCGAGTGCCTACATATGCAATTGATGTGATGTTTCCGGTACCGACTAATGTTATAGTAGGTAGCACTAAGTGTGCCATGTTACCAGTTCCGGCTACATTCAATGCGCCCGGTGTTGCTAAGTTACCACCACTTAATGTGCTTGTTGCATTTAAGTTTTCAGCAGAAACATTTCCACTAGAAGTGATATTACCTGATGAGACTTCACTCAATGTTGCAGCAGCAGTGACATTAAAAGAAGTACCACTAAAGCTAGCATTACCAGTTGCGTTAAGATGTAATGACGACAAAGTACCGGTGATGTTAGAATTCAATGCTCGTATTAAACCGGCATTAGCATACAAGTTACCAGTGGTTGCTAGATTACCCGTGTTGATTGTGTTAGCGTTTGCAATGTTAGCAAACATTGTGCCTTCACTCGCATACAAGTTACCTGATGCAGTAACGTGCATTGTACCAATATTACCTGTTGTCGCATTTCCAGTAACACTCAATTCGCCACTAGCTGATAAATTAGCACCAGAAACATTACCGGTAGCACTAAATGTAGTACCTGATAAAGTAGTCGCAGAGACATTGCCAACCGTAGCATTTCCAGTAACTGACAAGGTGCCAGATGTCGCTAAATTGCCACTAGTGATTGTGCTAGTAATTTTTAAGTTATTAGCATTGATAGTAGCTGCATTTGCATTAATATTTCCAGTTGCAGTAATAGTTCCCGCTGTTACTAAGCTACCTACGTTAGCAACACCAGCTATGTTAGCATTAGCACTAGCTCTAATTGTAGCAACGTTAGCACTTCCGGTAGTTACGAAATTGCCACCAATAGTAATATTTGTACTAGCGTTACCGGTGATGTTACCCGTTGCAACAATTATGCCTGTACTTAGATTTCCTGAAGTAGCATTACCCGTTACACGTAAGATGCCACCAGTAGTAATGTTTGCACCGGAGATGTTTCCAGTTGACACTAATGTTAGTGTAGTGAGCGTGTTTACGGTTATTGTATTACTAGTAACATTGCCTGCAGCGTCAATGTCTCCCGCAGTTGATAAGTTACCTACATCAGCAGTACCAACGACACTTAATATTCCACTTGCAACTAAATTAGCTCCAGATACATTACCGGACACAGTAACTACATTACCATTAATAGAGTTTACTGCGGTAATATTACCAATGCTTGCGTTACCTGCAACAGACAACAAACCATTAGTAGTTATATTTCCACCAGTAACAGTACCAGTAGCAGATACTACTCCAGCAGTTGTTAAGTTTCCACCAGCTACGTTACCGGTAGCGACCATAATACCAGTTGATGTTAAGTTACCGCTTGATACGTTACCAGTGATAGATAATAGACTAGTTGACCTGTTATATGCCAATCCTGAATGTGTGTTAGCGTTTCCGCCGTCGTTGAAAACAACATATGTGTTAGATCCAGGGATGCCAATATTACCAGTGATATTGCCTGAGATGTTACCAGACACATTACCTGATAGATTTCCAGATACGTTACCGGTCATTGTTCCAGACAAGTTACCAGAGATATTGCCAGTTACATTTCCAGAGACATTACCTGTAATTGTAGTAGCACTAAAGATACCAACTATCATATTAGCAGCAGTCAAATTACCGGTCAGTGAAATATTTCCACCAGTCATATTACCAGTGACAGCTAATCCAGCTAAAATACCAACTGATCTAATATTAGGTTGACTGCTAGATACTAATGCACCAGTAATAGTAGTAGCATTGATGTTACCAATGTTAGCATTACCAGTAACGTTAAGTAATAATAGATTACCTAGACTAGTGATGTTAGGTTGTGAGCTAGCAGTGACAGTGACTGAGTTTGCAGCAGTTCCAACTAAGTTACCAGTCACAGTTCCAACTAAGTTACCAGTTACGTTACCAGTTATACTTGGTGCACTTAAATTACCAGAAACTTGTAGGGCAGATAGTGTACCGACCGATGTAATGTTAGGCTGTGCGTTAGCTGACACTGTTGCTGAATTAGCAGCAGGTCCTAAGAAGGTACCGACGAAATAGTTAGCACTGACAGTATTACCACCGTCAACATTTCGTGCAGTAACATTACCAGCGACAGTAAAAGCACCAGTCAATGATAGTGTTGTACCAGTATAAGTTAAGTTTGTTGCTGCACCCAAGTTACCCCTGTTGTTAAAGATAAGTTGTGTGTTGGCGCCCGGACTAACAAAGGTTCCAGACAAGTTACCTGATATATTACCGATAAATGCAGCGGCAGTTATGTTACCTGTTACTGTCAAACTAGACAATGTACCAATTGTAGTAATGTTTGGTTGAGCACCAGTCTTTAATGTTCCTATAATATTCGTTGCAGAAACATTAGATACAGATATGTCTGTGCCTAAACCGATCACAAACGGAGTATTATAACTATTGATAGTTGCTGATGTTCCAGTTGCTGCCCCCACTCCGACTAATAGCCCCGAAGTAGTTTGAATGGTTACATTCGATATGTTAGCAGTCAGAATTACATTACCAGTAGTTCTATTTTGCGCAAGCCCTACACCAGCTGTTACAGTTTGTACACCTGTGTTAAGAGTCGCTGAGTATAAGTCAGTGAAGTTATTTTGTACCTTACCAAAGGCATCTCTAATACCGTCAGCTGCCGGGTCGTTGGGGAATGCCCCAAAATCAATAATTTGTTGTGTCATGTTCTAATTACACCTTGTTTAGTATTTATCGTTTTCAGATAAACACTTGCCCAAAAAAATAGCCCAGCGAACCGGGCTATTAAAAATACGGATTTTATTATTTTATTCCGCTTAACTTTTTCCAGTCTACTAGCAAGTTGCTAGAATCCTTTAACAACTTAGTTTCAAATGTAACTTTAGTTGGATTACCGACTGCTTGGCTATGTTTTTCACGGTGCAAATCATTACCTTGACCTAGCATATGCTTCAAGTGAGCCATTTGTTCGTTACCTGCATCATTTGCATATTCTTCTACTTGTTCTTTACCATCAGTTGAACAAACGCAACGTGCTTCAAACATACCGCATTCGTTACATGAACCACCTTCTTCGTGCATGTGTTCTTCTTCGCCCATCTGAGGTACTTGACCTTGTTCTTTAACTGGGTACTCTTGTCCACCGACTTTGATTTTCTGACCTGCGTCAGGGATGTTATCAGACTTAGCTTTAGCAACTGCACCACCAAAAGCATTGCCTTCGTCAGTAGTTTCTTCTTCGCCTTCGCCTTGACCATCTGCAACACCGTCTTCTTCTTCGTAGTCAGGGGTCAATGTTCCTTCTGGACCATCTTGACCATGTTCTTCTTGCTCGCCACCTTGATCAGCAAAACCACCAGTAGGCGGAGCACTTTGGATTCCAGACATTTTCTTAATCAATGCCATCATATCATCACCGTCGCCGACTACTGAAGGACTTGCTTGAGGATCATTACCACTGCCACCTTCATCGCCGCTCATTGGTGCACCGTATGCACTAGTTGCTTGCTCGCCCCCGCCACCAAAGATACCTAAACCAGCTTGTTTTACTAGAGCCATTAGTTCTGCTGCGTCAGAATCAGTAGCATTGATGCTAACTGAATCAGGTGTACCTTGTTGACCTTGGCTACTTGTTACAGTGAAACCCTCAGACAATAATGAATTTAATTCTTTTTCCCAGCTCTCTAGTTGTACGTCTTTCATATCTTTGCTTTCAAATGTTTTCTTTGGTGCGACTAAGTTTCTAAGGAAACTACCTGCTTTTGCCCCAGCGTCAATAGCTCGGTCAGTTGTTGCTTGAATTGGATCTACTTTCCATGATGTTGGCTTAGGATTAGCATCAACCATGTTGAATCTTGATGGCTTGCTGTCCATGCCGTGAGTAGTGAAGTCTTCTTTAGAACCTTCATCGGTAATTGCATTACCTGCTAAACCGCCACCGATAGCTCCTAGTGGGCCGCCTAACGCACCACCTAATACTGCGCCGCCAATGCCACCGCCTAAACCTTCATCAGCCATTTTCTTTTTTGAATGACCATGAATTTTTAGAAATGCTTCTAACTTATCACTGCAATGTCCAGTCTTAGTATATGTGTCAATATCTTTTTGCAATTCTGACATCATATCATTCACGTCAGTACCAGCTTCTTGCATCATTTCAGTGAAACTTAAACTTTCTTTAACTTTCTTCTTAGCTAATGCTTTGAAATCTGCACCAGTCAATTTACCTTTTGGTGGAGCAACATCTAATTTTTCTTGCTTACCTGGTAAATCTTTTGCTTCAGATACTGCTTCTTGATCTTGTACTTTACCAAACTTACCTTTAGCACGAATAGCAAATGCTAGTTCTTTCATGTTGCTGTATGGCTTGCTGCCTTCTTGATGAGGGCCAGTAGACTTCAAGTGATTGTAAGCCTTAAGCAATTCGCTCTTGCTCTTACCAGCATACTTACCTTTTTCAGATGCAGGGGTATCCATTTTGGTATCCCACTTTTCATTCATCTGTTGACCTTGCTCGTCATCACCCGCTAAGTTCAACGTACCTTTTTCGGCTGCTTGTTTGATTGTGTTAGCAGTTGCTGCATCAGCAGTACCAATTGGTTTGTTGTCAGCACCCATGATTTGTGATGCACCGGGCATTGGCTTGATAGTGATTCCACCTTCTTCAGACACAGGCTTCTTATCAGCTAAACCAGCACGTGCTTCAGCTTTAGTCATCTTGTAAGTAGCTTGAAATTCCTGGTCAGTCAATTCACGCAAATCCATCTGAAGTTGTTTTACACGACCCTCAGCTAGCATATCAACTCCGGCACTTTCAATCCAGTCTTTTAAGCTGTGCTTGATTGTTTTCTTTTTATCCCACTTAGGTAACTTAACATCTTTACCACTGGCGCCAAATGCAGACCAATCAGGTTTGCTATCAGCTGGGCCTGCTTTTGGAGGACGACCTTTACCACGCTTAACAGCAGGTGGTGCTTGCTTAACCGGGTTACCATCAGCATCTTCGTCGTCTTTACGACCATAGCCACCTGGATCAGCAGTGTGAATCTTTCCTGTCGGAGTCTCTTTAGTAGCCTCGGAAAGAGTGTTCATTGATTGGAGTAGTTTTCTGAAATCCATTATTTTAATCCTTGTTTCTTGTCTAATTTGTCTTCGATACGTACTAGTTGCTTGTGTAGTTCAGCAAGATCAACTTTAACGTTGTCCATCTTTACACTACTAATTTCAATTTTAGTATCTAATTCTTTCATCTTGCCGTCCATTGTAAGATATCCCGTGCCGCCCATTGAGCAAGCACCGATAACTATCCATGTTAATTGGCTAGCGTTGAAATCAATCATTTTCTGGCCCCAGTCTCTGGTCTAGGAGGCATCTTAACACTACTGAATGGGCTCTTAGTGTTAACACCTTCTTTACTATTATTTGGGGCTGTTGGGGTTTTCTTTGCATCGTACTGCATATCAAGACTAGGCTTCTTAGGAAGAACCTTATCTAAGTATTGATTTGCATAGTCTTTGCTTGCTTCTTTACCATTGTCTGGTAATGTTTCTTGATCTAATAATGGCTTGTCAGAGTCATCTTCATTTGCATACTTGTCGTTCTCAGCATTGATACTATCATTGTAATCAGTAGTCATTACTCTAACATTATTGATGTTGTACCCAAGTTGTTGAGCAATTTGCTGAATCATTGGTTCTGTTGCTGGATATTTGAATTCAGCTTTGATAATTGTTACACTTTGATTTTCTTCCGCACCAGGGAAACCATATGGGTTTTTCTGAATTGGGGTAGTCTTCGGGTCTTCAATTTTAACAGGATCGAATTTGTTCAAGTTGTACGTGAACATGTCCAGAAAGTTTTTGTCAAGTTCGCCGACGATTTTAATCGTATAACGATACGTATGAACGCTTTCTGTTAAGTAATGTCTGAGGCTTTTCATTATGTTGTTCCTATTATATATTTATCTATATTACGTTTTTTTGTTAGCCAGAATGGTTTTAAGCAGTTCGTTACGATCTACTAAGCTACCTTCACCCAACGGTGTATTCTCAATTTCTTCTGTTTTGCCAGCAATCTTCTGATCTAATGCAGCTTTTTTAAGCTGTAAGTCTAGCATCTTCAATTTCTTATTAATCTTAGCTGTCTTCGCCGTGATAGCATGGCCCAACATACTGCTAGCACTGTTAAATATCTCACTAGCAAAACGACTATCAACTTGCATACCTAAATCCATCAAGTCTTTGTAGCTGTCAGTAGCTAGTTTAGCTAGATCATCCATCTCATTATCGCTTGATTCTAATCCGCGAACTTGCGGTAATGCATTTTCAATCTTTTCTAGTGTGTCGTATGCTTCCTGAGTAACTATGTCGGCTTCCGCTTTCTCAAGCATATGCTCATTCACATCAGTGTCATCAGTCGGGAGTTCAAACAACTCAGACAGTTTTTTCGTCATACTATAATCCTATATAGTAGTATTTATTACTTGCGTCTTCCTTGATGAAAAAGGTCATCTTCAGTAATAACACGAAATGTAAAGTGATTTTGTATGCAATATGCTCTTGCTGCTGCCCATTTAGCATGGTTTACTGCTACAATTGCTCTGTCTCTTGCATTAGCTGTTCTACTTTCAATTAGACTTTGTTTCTTTGGTTTGATTTCTACCATTTCAGCAACTTGCTTGCCGAACTTGTTCTCGTATACAATGAAGAAATCAGGGATGTAGTTAGATCGTTTCCCTGTGATAGGATTCATATAGGGAATAGCAATTGATTCGCTGGCCCATTTAAGAATGCTTTTATTATTATCACAAAAGGTCATGAATGTGAATTCCCAACCACTACGATATCGTGGTTTATGATTACCCATATACTTATGGGGATTTTTAACTTCGTAAAGACCTTGTGCAAATCTAGACATTATGTGACTATGTTGCGCTGAACATTTTCATTGGGGGATGGAACGACACTAACACCGTATAATGTAGTCTTACTTTTTAAACTGTTAAGATAGTATGCCATCATCGCAGTAGTCTCTAACTTAGTAGTACCCTGAATGTTGTCTAATAATGTCATTGCATCTTGACCAGTTAAACTAACAATTCTAAATAACATTGATGTGAAATTATTTGCTATGCTAGTATTAGCGCACACTGATCTGAAATATGAATTTACAATTTCATATGCATCCGCATTGACTGCGGCTTCGTAGTTATAAAAACTATCAAAAACTCTTACTGTAGTGTCTAGTTGTGAACGTGGACCATCGATTATCTGTGCCATAAAATACCTCTTTGTGTATTTATTACGAGTTAGGTGGTACTTGTGGGTTTTTAGCTACACCTTTGAACATGGTACCTATCGTACTATTAGTCGAGGTCATCACTGATGATGATGCGGCCGGAAAGTTGAACAATGTATTCCTGTTTGGCGTACCTTTTACCGTATCCATTGCTAGTCCCAGTGCATCTGATTTTGCTGCTGCTAATATACTTTTTGGATTCTTAAAAGTATTCAATAGGGTGCCACCTGCTTGTAACGCACCAAACAAGTTGATGTTTCCTGCTTCGTCAGGGGTTAGATCATTAATAATACCGCTCGCAGTAGATAACAATCCGTTTGGTCCCAAGATAGAAGCATTTGATCCTGGACGTGCAATAGGACTCATCGTATTATCATAATGTGTCACATCACCGAACTGCTGAACAATGTCACTTGGACGTTGACCATTGATTGCACCTGAATAGTACTTGACCGTTTCATACTGAATAGTCATGTTGTGCTCCATCGTACCTGATTCAGCATAGCTATAAGTATCGTGACCAAAACTCTCAATTATAGGATTTACATAAGTGTACAAAGAAAAGTTATGTTGATTGAAACCATACACTCTAATCGTTTTGAAGAAGCATGGCTTAGTCGAGCCTACAACTGACCCGCTAGCTGGTGAAGTACCTTCGCCAATGTAGCCCCAATCATGTCCTGTAGTAGATATAGGATCATATATATCTCTACCGCTTGTTATCCCTGGATTCATGTCAGGAGTTGCTGCATCTTTATAATAATATGTATAGTAAGTATGCCATAATTTACGTATCAAATCAGCATTATCATCATGAAAGGTGATTTGAATAGGATCATACTTAATCTTAGTCTGTACAATTCGTTTTCGATTGTACTGATTTAAAGTATGAAGATCAAAACTATACTTAGGTAGTTGCACTGTCTTAACTGCTAGACCAAAGTTTCTATCAGCGGCTAATGTAGGCCAGCTTTTTGATGCAGGTATCAAATCAGTGTTAATGTCAAAATACACGTGAAATAAATGCTTGAACTTCGGCGCATAACCATATGAGCCGGTTCTAAAAGTTTTACTTGCGTGGGTGTAGTCACGCAAGTAATCATTACCGAAAAATCCAGTAGCTACATCAGTTAATAGATCCTGGATTAGTCCTGACATTAGATACGTCCAATACCAGTTACTGCTGTTCCACCAGAAGCACGACCAACTGAGGTACCAATACCAGAACTCAATGGACTTTGAACTGCGTTATCAAAGCGAATTGATAACTGAATTGTTGCAGGTTCATTTGATTTATAATCCATGTTATTGTAGTTAGCTGACTTGATAAAGCATCCATACAATTCCCAAGTTTCTAAAACGTTAGGAACCATAGTGCCGTTTCCGCCGTCTAGTACTTCGTAATTAATTTGGAACTTGTAATCTTGACCAGTTGCAGCACTTGCTTGTTCAACAAAATCGAATTGCTTCTGTAATTGTTGACCAACTAGTTTAGTAACATTACCGCCTGCATCATCACGCAAGTTGATTTGTGTTTCTGCCCAAGTATGCTTACCAGCTAGATAAATCTTGCTGTTGTAAATGTCTAGTGCGATTTCTTCGAATGAAAGGCTTGGACGTTGAATGTCCATAACTTGCTTCGTGATTTCCTGAGTAGAACCACCAACACCGAAGTTGATGAATAGTGCTCGGAAACGATATTGTAGTTTCGGCATCAACAGACCTTGCGAACTCGGTGTGTTATCTGCTCCTACGGTCATGTTGAACAATGATTGTGAGGCTATTGCCATTTGTGTATCTCCTATATATTATTTATCTTAAAAAACTCCCCGTTTCCAGGGAGCTTTTATATTACGCTGCTCCGAGAGCTCCAGTGTTCAATAGACGAACAGGGATGTAGATGAATTCTGCTGCCTTTACAGGCTCAATTGCAATATCAATCCACAACTCGTTTCTATCAATACGAGAAGGAGTGTTGTTACTAGAATCACATACTACTAGATAGTCGTACAGACCACGTTTAGCAACTAAGTCGATAAACAATGATTGAACTACACCTGCAATTTGCTGACGAGTTAACGAATCGTTTGGTTCGAATACGAACGGACGAGCCGCAACTTGCAGACGTTCACGAATGTAAGCTACTAGACGAGAAACGTTGATACGATCCATAGCACTTTGTGAGTCAAAGCTGTTTTTGTTACCGTAGTTCAACAAGCCAACGCCAGTAAAGTAAGCCATTGGGTTGATTTGGTTCGTGTAAAGTACATCACGGATACTCATACGATTCTTAACTACTTGGAATTCACCAGTAGTTGAATCTAAGTATCCAATGTTCGTAGCATTGTCAATAGTACCACGGCGAACACCAGCTGGAGCTAACCAAGGATAAGCGATAGTATCATTGCGTAACAATGTACGTAACATCATGTGACTTGCAGGAACAACAGCAGGAGAACCTGATAAATCTGTTGTAATACCACTTGGATAGAACACACCTAAGTAACTGTCACGAGTAACCCAACCATCTTCGCCACTTGAAGTTGCGAATGCAGCATTAGTTGCCCAGTTCGTGATAGAAGTTGCTTGATCATTCAAACGCAATGGTGTATCACCAACGATGTACGCTGTGTTGTGACGGTCATTGTTCAATGCTACCATGTCTGATTGTAGCTCTGGATAACCAGGGCATGAAATCAAGTTAAAGAAGTTGTCTTCTTCACGAATAGTTTGATTAGTACCGATTGCTGCTTTTAGAGCAGCTACGACCATAGCACGTTGAGATTTACGACCCATATATGCTGAACCATCTGCTTTCAATCCACTTGCACTTACCCATGCGTGAGTTACTAATGGTAAGTTAGTATTAGTTTGCGGAGCATTAGGATCATATGACCCTGCGTTAGGGAAGTCTTTACCAGTGAAGTATTCTTTTACGAATCGCTTAACGTTATATCCTGAACGGCGTGTGTTGAATAGTAACATACCTTGTGGGTATAGTGCCGGATCCGGCGCATCTAAATCTAAGTGATCACTAGTTAATAAACCAGTGATAGATGGAATAGGATCTTGAACTGGATCTACTGAGCCAGTACTTGCCCATCGTGCGTCTGCAAATAACACACCGTTAGAACTAACTTGGTCAGTCTTGTCAATAGCTACCCACTGTGGTACACCGCGAACATCTTTCCAAAGATACATCATTGGATAGTTTTCTAGATCACCGGTATCAATCCAGATATCACCGTATACTAATGGAGTACCATCAGTTTGACCTGTAGTTGCTGCAGGAGTAGAAGGTGACAAGATAGGACCAGTTGGGTTCGTTAGTCCTGATCCAGTATTCGACCCAGTTGGATGTCCAGATGCATCGAACGCTACGTTATTGTAACCTTTCCAACTTGTACCACGTTTAACCATGATATCAACTTGAGTAGGTGTACTGTAAAACCAATGCTTGCCATCTGCTGGCATCATAACTGGAGCACCTTCATTAGCGGTGTAATCTAATGGTACCCAGTTTGAAAGTGATACAACATTGAAAGTAGCTGGGATACCTGACTTAATTGCGACTGCTGTAATTTGTCCTGCATTTATTGCAGTTATTACTACAGCTAAGTCATTAAGTGGACTTGTTCCTGCTAGCTGATCTCCTGAAATAGTAACAACGTCACCGACTGAATAGCCACCGCCGCCTGAGCTAATACTATTGATAGTATATGCATAAGTGGTTGAAGTAACACTAAACACTGCACCTGCACCACCACCTGATGAACTTGTTGCATTAGCACCAACATTAGTGAATGGCCAGTAGCCTACACTTTTAACACCAGTAGTTGTACCGGCGATTAGTCCTAAGTCACTTAGTACAGTAGATGTTACACCAGTAGATGAATTTCTAGGATTGATATAAATCTGACCACCTAAAGTGTGTGCAATTTGCACAGTACCTGATGTTGTCTTAGTAATAGTAGTGTATGGAATACGAGCAGCGACCCAATCATTAATAAATGAATCTAATGTAGTACCAGTATTATTAAAATTATAAACAGTGCCCTGTGAACCCCAGACAGTAGGTGCTACACCAGGTGTTGTAACAATAACACTAATGCTATTACCTGAAGTAATAGTCGGTGATGCGATTGATCCTGTTACTACTGTAGCTCCAGTTGCAAGTCTTGTCCATAATACAACAGCTTGGTCTGGATCAGTCACGTCAGGAAACTGAGCATATACTGTATCTTTTAGAATTGCTGCGCCGCCTGAACTATCTAATGTAGCAGTTGCTACGTCTTCAGTACGATATGTAGGTACATTAACTGTACCATATGCACCAGTTGCAATATTATAACGAGATAACACAATGTTCAATCCATTACCAGATGCTGATGTTTTTAACCACACAGAGCCTGACGGATGAGGTTGAGTTTGACTAGCAGTCCATAATGGCATTTTAGCACTAGGAGCTGAAGTAAATGTTGGTGCATAATAAGTCTTAGCACTAATACCAAGATCATTTAAAATAGTACCGCTTACTGAAGCAAGTGTGAACGCAGGACTGAAGGTCTGTTGTGTCGGTGGCATAGTACATGCCAATGACAACTTACCTGAAATAACGCTTGCCTCGATATATTGCAAATTCTTGTTGTTGATTGCAGTTGCTAGTCCGTTAACATTGTTATTCGGAGAGCTAGGTACTGCTACAGTAACGCTTCCTTCTGGTAGAGGTAATGTGATAGTAAATGTATCACCTGCGCTCAATGTAGGATTAGAGATTGTTCCTGCTACTGCAGGAATAGATGCTTGCCATTCTCTTCCACCTATTGCAACCCATGTATTAAAACGTGACTTGAAGAAATAAGAAGATTTAGCTAAATTTTGAGGATATGCAATTACTGCATAGTCACCGATATTACCAATAATGTCTTTTGGCTTGTCTGCGACAACATAAGTTGCATCATTCAATATGAAAGGGATCTTGTTAGTAAAATCACCAGTAGAAGCATCAAATTCAAAGATACCCCAATTAGTGTTAGTAGTATCTAACCAATATTGACCATTATTTGGTTCGCCTGATGGACGAGAAATTGCTCCAACAAAGTCAGCTAAATCTACGTCTGCACGTAAAATATAAGCACGATTAGTTGAACCCAACAATGAATACGCAGCTAGCAAGCCGTATTCGTTTAATTCATATCCATGAATTGGAGTGCCGTTAGTGGTTTTGTAGAAGAATGGATTCCCGTACAATGTAACTAAGTCACGTTGACTTGTTACTTGATACAACTTGTTAGCTGTTGATTTTGTTGTCGCCGCTGCGATTGCTGTACCTGCTGCATTTGCTTTACTTTGTGCAGTAGCTAAAACGATCAACGGAACTGAGCTTGAGGCAGACGGTAAATATTGACTTTGGTCAATAACTGTTACTTCTACGCCAGGTGATACTAGTGCCATGTTTTATTTCCTTTAATGTTATACTTGATGTAAGGATTACCTTATCTGTTAATATTTAGCAGTAATGCCATAAAAAGCCCCAATAACCGTACCTTCGAAGGTTTTTTGGACTAAATAAAGTATGAGGCCCATCTGCTCCACTTGCAACAAGAATAATTGTGCAGTAAATTACAACCGTAACGGTATCACGCACTATCGCAGGATGTGTGATGAGTGTGGAAGGAAGAAAGCGAAGTTAGTGCCAAGAACACCTTCGTGGAAGAAGGCTGGCTACAAGAAAAAACCCACATGTGACTTATGTGGGTTTAAGAGTTTATTTACTACGCAAACAACAGTGTTTCACATAGACGGTAAGTTAGAGAATGCTGACTTCACTAACCTCAGAACAATTTGTTTAAACTGTGTTGAAGTAGTGAAGAAAAAAGACGTTACTTGGAAACGTGGGGATTTAGAGGTTGATTAACTTCTCAACTTGACTATGCAAGTCATCAATCGTTTGGTTGTTGTCTAGCCAAGAATCATAATTCAGTCCTACACTAGAGTATTCGCTTGCATGAATGTGTAGACGATCTAGTGTTCCTTTACTGACTGCCCATTCAGCGTTGCCATTAGGTCCGCGATTAAAAGCAATAGCTGCATCATACCATTCTGGTCTAGGACCACGTTCAACACGGGTAGTAACACCACCTACTTCTTTGATTGCTAGTACTTCATTAGCAAAACGGCAATCAGTGATTACAATATTATCGGTTGCTACTCGCAGTTTGTTCTGCACACTTGCTACCCAGATATCATTATGAAAGTGATTGCGACATACTTCAGTGCCCCAGTATTGTAGAATCCATCTAGGGGTAAGTTCAGGGATATTTAAGCGATTACTCCACCATGGATCGACTTGTTCTCGCCATTCTCTGCTACTCTTTGTAGAACCCTCTAGTAGTTCTCTATCCCAACCAAACACACTTGCAACGGCATCTTTTAACGATGCGGCAAAACTTAACTTCTTAAATCCATGATGTGTTGTGAGATAATTAGCGACTGTATCTTTGCCACTACCGATAAAACCCGTTACGCCTATAATCATAAAGAAAAACTCCTATAGCACAAGTATACTACAGGAGTGTGTCAAAAGTCAATGTTTAGGTTAACCTTATTGTATTATTTTAATTTGATTATCAGAGAATGCAACATACCACACGCCATCACCTTCATCATGCGGAGCAATAATACTGTCGTATCCATCTCCTATCAGTTCTTCACGCATTGTTTGATAATCTTCTTCATCCAAACCAACCAACTCATCCATAGTAGCTTCGTATGGATTGCGCAGTACTAATTGAGCAGCGATGATATTTTTACCATACAGTAGTGCTTCTTCTTTTGAGGAAGTAAAAAAATGTCCTAACACTGTGTTGGGATCACCTGTACTGGTTCCCAATGTAGCATCATTAAAATTAGTAAAGGAACCACTTGTCCCGTGATAGACGGGCCCTACACGCTGTGCGGATTCTATGATAAATTCAAAGGATCTCATTAGCCTTGCACCCATGTTAGCGGCTGACTGTAATCAACATATCGTTTCAAGTCTTCCAATAGTGTAAGTTGCATCTCTTTTGCTTCTGACTTTAATGCTGCTCCGTTTAAGCTAGTGCCGCCACCCGGTCCTGCAATGCTAGCAAACTTTTCACGTGCCTCACCCATAGTATACTTTAATTGACTCAGTGTCCAGTCACCGATCCATACACCTGAACCCGGGTCTAGTAATAGTGTTGATTCCGGTTTTTGAATGTCAGCCCAGATAAGAATTTGTTCTCCATCACCTTTGACGTTACGAACTAGTTTGATTTCTTTGGTTACGTTATTGAAGGTGTAAATGACATATCCGCCGAACATACGTGCAGCTAACTCAATATATCCTGCATACATATCGTACATTGCTAAACCACCTGCGTAGTTGTAGTTCAATAGATAAGTGTTTAGAATAGCACTAGAGAATGGATCGAATGAACTAGCTGCAGGCCCTGTCTCCAGACCAACTGTTCTACGAAATACCTGACGCACATTGATAAACTCTCTAGGCAAAGTATAGTCGGTTTGATGGGCGTGAAGTGTCATTAATGTATACGCTTCTTCCGTAGCATTCTGAGCCCTTTGACGATATACCTGTACCGCATATCTATATGCAGCTTCAAAGTGTTCTGGATCAAGTTCTAAATCAATGATACCCTCACCCAGACGTAGCCTTAAATTTCTAAATAATTCTTCTTTGATTTCGTTTAATTGTTGGGATTGTTGTATTGCCATTGTTTACTCCAGATACTATATTTATCTAAGAATCTTATAGAGATGACCGAAGTCATCTACCTTCACTTAGCAAGCTAAGTTCGGTCTATCTATTCAGGTACATGTAAGATTTAGTTATATTCTTAGGCATAGGCGAGTAGATATAAATACCTACTCGCCAAAAAGGTATACATTCTTGAGGCCCTTACGGGTGCGATAATGAATTCAAAAATTACAGTGGAGGATTGTCTATGTCTCACTAACCCGTGCAGGGATTTTGCCGTATTCGCTGTATGTTAAATCATTGTTCATTAGGAAGATTTAACCAGCCCGCGCCCTCTATCGCTATTACTTTGACGCGGCAATGCTTCTCGTAGATTACTCTATCTCAACCATTAAGGTACAGGAAATGTGAACTGCGCAGAGGGCAGGCATTTAAGGCATCCCGAAGGGTAGTCCTGTAAATAGGATGTTGGCATTCATCTTAACTACCGTCACAGCGCGGGTCGTGGACGGATTAATGGCACACTTCAAGGCAGTGCTACCTATAAGCCAATAATGGAAGTAGGGCCGGAGCCCTAGTATTTAGATATCACCTGCTTTACGATTTTCAGAATAGTGTGCGTCAAATGAGCCACCTGGATATCGTGATTCTAGCTTACGCACATTCTCGTCAATGACATCATTGGGGTCAAGATTCAGCGCACGACACGCATTCATCCAATACCAAAATACGTCACCAAGTTCACGCTTCATGTGATAGACTTCGGCTTCGGACAGTCGCTTACCCTGAAAAATGATTTTCTTGGGCACTTCAATAAACTC